GTTTGAAGGAATAATATTCCGTTGGAATTATATTTTTATACACGAAGTGTCTGATAGGTCTGCACAAACGACTCAGCAGAACCATACACTGTATATGTCTAGACACTTGATTGATCGTGTAGCCCTTCTAGATTTAGATGAGTATATTGTGACGTATGAGCCGTTATCGCTAGACGATGTATTGAAGCCTAGATTAACTCTACTATGGTGGCTTTGGTTTGGTGCAATGACAGATTCAACTGACCCACGAAGTTACACTCGGTGTAAACGTAGACACGAAGAGAAGTGGTATCATAAAATGATCGTGGACCCTACGTATGTAGACTTGGTGTCTGTGCACAATGTGCTTCTCCCCGAAAGAATAGAATCAACTGCGGTTCGTCCTGAATTTGCAGTCATACACCATTATAGAGGACTGAATCAATACAGAGGGAAATGTCCTCAAACAAATCATAACATGTGTGAATTTTGTGAATGTGTGAATGAACAATTGAATAAGCACTATACATCTACAACCTCCACTCCCGGAAAGTAGTAACCTTCTGTCCTCGCAGAATTGTTGAACCACTTAGAAGGCATACAGATCGGCCGTCCTCTGTTCAGAAACGCCCCCCACCACGAGAAGGTAGAGTTGGAACAGATACCCCCTGCGCACTTTGTCATCAAATAGAGCGAATCAAGTTCGTTCTCTTGGATGATCTCGTAATCGATATCGGACAGCCACGGTTGCGACATACAGAACTCGGGATCGTTGGTGAACACTGAAAAGCGGGTGATTCCCCTCTCCTTCATACGACGAATACATTCGATGTAATAGGACGTCAAGTCAATGAAGTGCACAGGTCTCATCTGTGGACTGTGTACATAGTCTCCTCCCCTGACATGAATGAAACATGACGTTGGGACACGAGGATACGTCTCGAGTTTCGCAGGGTTCTCAAACTCCAACATCCCTGTAAACCCTTCCGGAACGTACCGCCAATCCTGGAAGTATCCCACGAGCCTTGTATCCCGAGCCTTCAAGATCTCTTTGATCTGACTGATATTCAATACGGGATTCCCTTCTGGCTCGTTCAGATCGGTGAGACGAGGCACTTGATCTGCTTGGCGAAACTTACGAAAGATAGTTGAAAAGTAGTCGATCTGTGAATGTGGAGATCTGGCACACTGAGACGGAGTTAAAACAGTGTTGTGGGTCCACGATATTGATGCCGCAACCTGGAACAGCCAGTTTCCAAGACCGCCCATCAGGTAAGGAACGACGATAGACATTTAGTGATATTATGAATTGTAAGTCTAAATGACCGATCCGTATGTGATCAATCTAGAGAAACGAACCGATCGATGGGAAGAACTAAACAAACTCTGGAAGGGCGCATTCAAACTGACACGCCTTCCTGCGGTCGAAGCATCGCCGGGATGGGTAGGCTGTGCCCTTTCACATATCAAGGCATGCGAAGACGCCAAAGAACGGGGGGATCCACATGTCCTGGTATGGGAAGACGACTGTAGACCACGTAATCGTCACCCCCGTGCTATCAAGGCGCTATGGGAGGAAGTTCTTCCGAAACTCGTGGAGCACCGAGAGCAGTGGGATATTGTTATGGGTGCTACATCAGCTGCGTATAAAGGAGCTATCAAAAACCCAGGGCTCTCAACACCCAACGTCGCCGTCTACGATCTCCCGCATGGATTTACAACTCATTGGATTCTATACAACGAATCGTCTTACGATAAAATGATCGCATGGAAGACCACCCGTGATCCTCAGATTGACGTGTACATGTACAACCACCTTCGAATCAAAGTTGTCATGCCATTTTTAGCAGAGCAGGCGATTGGGTTCAGCGACATTGAATCTTCCGATGTAGATTACCACCATATGTTCGAGCGAACAGAGGAACAGCTGAAAAATATTCGGTAATTATAACTGATGGCGAATCCCTATGTTATCAATTTAGAGTCCAGGCCCGATCGTTGGAAATCGATCAATCGAGACTGGAACGGGGTATTCACACTCACAAAGGTTCCAGCAGTCTCAGCGTCTCCTGGGTGGATAGGTTGCGGGCTTTCCCATGTCAAAGCGGTTGAAGAAGCAAAGGCAAGAGGAGACCCATACGTTCTTGTATGGGAAGACGATTGCACGCCTTTTCACCACACGCCTGCACAAGTTCGTGATCTTTGGAACGAAGTTCTTTACAAGCTGTCCATACATAAGGATCAGTGGGATATAGTCACTGGCGGAACAACAGTAGTTGATCAGGGGGCAACGTTTAATCAAGGTCTTTCAACCCGGAATGTAAAAGTATATGATCTACCCTTTGGCTTCACGACTCACTGGGTTCTATATAATTCTTCTGCATACGACAAGATGATCGAATGGAAAAATATACAGTCTCCCCAGATTGATGTCTATATCTATCAGCAGTTCCGAGTCAAAGTTGTTATTCCATTTCTGGCTGCTCAGGCTTCGGGTTACAGCAATATTCAGGGAGGGGTACTGAATTATAATGACCTATTCGTTGCAGCGGAAAGACAGTTTCGAATTCCATCTAACCAACGTCTAGGAACTCTATCTACCCTTATTCACTCTTCGGGAGCCAAGACTGCTGCCCCTAAGTTTATGGCACGTTGAATGGCTGGGTACTGACTTATGAACTCTGCCTTTGCCTTCTGGTAATTGGATTCAATCGAATCCAGGTAATCATTATAGTTTGGCATAACTTGGGTTTTCTGTCGGAGTTCAACTAGACTCTCCGATTCCAGAATAATCCATCCACGTGTATCAAACCAGTCTGAGATATTGGGACATCCCCAGTATACAGGGATAGTCTTCGTAATCAAGCAGTCAATCAATTTTTCCGAGAAGTAGTTTTTCTGACGAGAGTTCTCTATCACCAGCGAAAACTGGTAGTCGAGAAAAAGTATATCCTTGCTATGTAAATCCTTGCCAACAACGAGGTTGGTCTGTATCTCTGGAAGAAGACTCCCGGCCGACGATCGAAACCATGTGAAGTGTGAAGGAAGCGAGAGCTGGTTCATATAAAACAACTGACGAAGTGAATGTCCAGGGGCTCCCATATTCTTGCTACCCGTAATGCTTGAAATCCTGATCTTCTTTCTCTGTGTATCGATGGAGTTGTAGACCTCTGGATGAATCCATGTACACACAGGAAGACAGAGCCGAGCATTCGGACACGCCTTGAGAACTTCGTCGTCAAACGTAAGAATCATATCATACTTGTCACGATTCTGAATATAGGCCTCCCTGTGATTTTCAATTGCGTTGGGTTCGCATTGAAGCACGATCAGCGTTATATCGGGGTTGGGTTTCACAGCGTTCGGTGTATCTACGGAGATAAACCGGTTATCCGTTGTTGTTTCCAAACAATCAAACTTGAAACAGTAAGAGTTTGTGGAATATGGCATTATTTATGTATTTAGATAGTGGTTTACTAAAATAGTTATACCAATACACATGCATAGCATATTGATTACTTCATATGAGTGCGGTGGCAGGGGAAGTAGTATACTTAAACCCCACCTTGAAGCTGTATTCTCACAAACCTATCGTCCTCTCCAGTGTGTTGTATCTGATCACAGTAGGGATGACGTAATTGAAAACATGGTGAATACGCTAGATACTCGTGGAGTTCATTTTATCTATGTACGTTATAGCGAGAACTACGGAAACCCCTGTCACAACTGGACAAACGCACTTAAATATGCAACCGGCGATACACTACAGTACTCTGCTATGGACGAACGTCCTGCACACCCAAAATCTGTTGAAGATGCTATCAATTTCATGAATAAAACGGGGTCTAAGTGGATTGCATGTGGTCACGTAGATGAGCCCGGGGGGAAACGTTTTATTCCAAGGTGGGATCCTCATCTTCTGAGTGGTATAAATACAATATCTGGTCCCGCAGCTATTATGTTCCGCAGTGAACTTCGTCATATTCAACTTGATCCAAAGTTTAGTTGGATGCTTGATCTTGATTGGTATTATCGTATGTTTCTAGCTGCTGGGGTTCCTGCTATTTTTGAAAACGTTACGTATATTAACTTTGTTGGAGACCATCAACTCACCCACACAGTAAATGACCAGGCTCGTCGTAATTTTGAAGCGGCCTTGATGCACCATAAGTATGGAGCTAGGTTACCTACTGCCTAATGTAGAGTGCATCCCCCCATCCGCAACTACCATTGTCCCACATTTTTGTGAGTATGCGTTCAAACCCCCTCTCTCGTAGGTATGTGTCGAGATCACCGATGAGGGCGCACCCCTTGTAAACTTCTTCAGTGTTGACTTCAAGATAGAGAGCTTTTGCGTGCTTAATAGACACTTCAGCACCTTTGAGCGCCAACATCTCTGCACCCTGAATATCAAAATTCCAAAAATCGTAACGTGAAGGATCCTTGTTGTTCTGTTTCATGAACGTATCAATCGTCGTCGTTGTATGCCGGGTGATACCAGTGACAACAACCTGCGGGTGATGTTTAGTATGCGTCCCTAGATCTAGGACACTGGACGACTGATCATTGTTAGTTCGTTTAAAGGTGACAGTATCCCCATCCTTATCAGTTATAACCGCACAGTATACGTTTGGAATTCCACGAGCACTCGATTGGTTAACCTTATCTTGCAGTCCATCAATCCATATCATATGTCTGGGAGGAATACCAAATATCCTCTGATATGTTTCGAATTCTTCGCAATCGTGGGCACCAACATGAAGTGCTCCAGTGAACTTTATATTTCTAGAGTTTAGAGCATTCATAATATCGATTTCAGATATTAGAAACACCATTTTATATAGTCATAGCTTATTGTTGTTTAAACCATAATTGTCAATACATACTGCGTTTACAGCCTGTATTGAGTCCCGTTGCCGAGACCGTTATTTAATTTTTATGTTTTAGCTCCAGACAACCACCACTAGAAAACTAGGGTGTTTAGTTGGAGTACGCCAGGCCGCCCATGCCGGACATGACGCGGAGCACGTTGTAGTTGACGGCGTAGATGCGGACCTTGGCCGTGCGCGCCGACTGGACCGTGTTGACGGACAGCGTCAGGTTGAGCGTCGCCTTGTCAATGCGCGAGAAGTTGCACGTGCCGCTGGGCTGGTGCTCCTCGGGCTTCAGGGCAAACGAGTAGACGTTGACACCCACCGACGGCGTGCGCGAGTGGTGCTGCCAGGGCTGCACCTTGTCGAAGTAGCGGCCCTCGCGCTCGTCGAAGCGGTCCTGGCCGTTGAGCTGCACCTTGGCAACCTCCACCGGATTCTTGCCCTCGCACTTGACGTTCGAGGCGAGGATGACCTTGGCGAGCAGGTAGTTGGTCGTGCCCTCGAAGAACTGGTCGGACTGGCCGGACGAGCCATCGTAGATGGCCGAGCCCGTAGACAGGCCGGCACCCGAGGCGAGGCCCACACCGGGCAGGTAAGGAAGCGCCGGCTGCGAGCCAGCGGGCTGGCCTGCACCCGCACCCGCCGACAGCGAGTAGGTCGGGATGCCCGCACCCGTGCCGTTGGTGGCCAGGGCGCCGCGGCCGAGGACGGCCGTCACGATGCCCTCCGTCGACCAGTCGTCGGAGTAGTTGAAGGGCTGCTGTCCGTACGCCTCCTGGATCCACGGCGTCGGGGGGGCGTTGCAGTCAACGAACGAGTCACGCTGGACTACCCAGATCAGCTCCTTAACCGGGTGGTTAAAGTTCATCTGGATCTTGTTCGAGGAGGCCGTGACCGTCTCGTCGCCCGTGAACTGGAGCTGGTCAATCAGGTACTCGTGCGACTGCTGGGCGAAGCGGCGGCGCTCCTCCGTGTCGAGGTAGACGTAGTCAATGTACAGCGAGGCGGCAACCAGCTGGAGCTGGGAGACGGCCGTGACACCGTTGCCCAGGTTGATCGTGCCAGTGGACACCGGCTGGACCGTCGAGGGCGTGAGCGACGCAATCTCGGCGTAGCAGCAGTTGTAGTTCTGCTCGAACTCGACGTTGATGCGCACCTCGTGGTACTGGAGGGCGATCAGCGGGATGGCCAGGCCGGGGTTGCGGCAGTACCAGAACTGGAGGGGGATGTACAGCGTCTTGAGCGGGCAGCCGGCACGGGACAAGCACGAGTTGGTGGCCTCCGAGGCGGCGCACGTGGCGTCCAGGGCTACACCGGCAGAGTCCTTCAGCAGCACGAGGTCGGCGGAGTTGCCAACCATGTCGTCGAACGACACCTGGGTGCCGACGGGCTGGGTCAGCTGCGTCCAGATCTGCATCCAGTCGCCGTACTGGCGGTCAATGCGCGAGCCGCCGATCTCGATCTCGACCTGCTTGATCAGGCGGTGACCAACGTAGTTGAGCCAGCGGAAGCGGGTGTTGTTGACCGTCAGCACAATCTGGGGGAGCGTCACCTGGATGTACGTGCGGTACATCAGGTCGGCGTTGCGGCTGATGACAGCCGTGACACGGCGGCCGAAGTCGGCCTGGCCGTTGAACGTCACCTCAATCGCCTCCATGGCGAAGTTGGTGTGGCGCTTGTACAGAACCTTCCAGAAGGTAATCTGCGGGTTGCCGGAGATGTAGATATCCTGAGCGCCGTACGAGACGAGCTGCATAAGTCCGCCTCCCATTGTTTGTTATGCTCCTAACGGACATTATTTTTTTCTCGGGGCATCGCCACGGCGGGTTTCCCCTACCAGGCTGCGTTCACCTCTGCAATATTTTTTTCTTCGCTAGACTGAAATGGACATCTTCTTCGTTCCAACGTCGAACGTTCTGATTAATACGTTCCTGCGTTCGATTGTCGTCATTGCGGTCATGATTCTGGGATTCGAGAGGTCATGGTATGAAGCCTACTGGGGAGCCGTTATCCACGATGCCATCTCACTACTTCTCGTGAAGCCCTACGTGTAATTCTCCATGTCCAGTATAATGAGCGGAGCCACCGTCGAGTATTCACTAAATTTACAGACGGCTCTAAACGGCGACAAGATTTCAGCCATGTGTCTAGCCCCATCGTCGTTTGGGTTTGGGTATTACTTGAACAACTTCTATTTCGGAACGTCGAATGGCCGTGTCTACAAATATGACGAGTCGGTTTTCACCCAGATTACTATCACAGGATATACTGGAACCTTGAGTGGAACAATTACGTCCTTAACAACTGATCCAGCGGGGAAGTATCTTTTTCTGAGTGCACCGTCTGACGGACAGTTTCTTCGGATCCCGTTGGCATCATCAGGAAATATAAAGAATATCCCAGCGTTCGGTTCAAATACCGGTGGAGTGGCTATTAATTCACAGAACACTGTATATTTCATTAGTGCAAACGGCAATGCGATCTCTACTGTAGACAATTACGGTCAGGGACAGGTGAATCTAGTTTTTCAGCAACCAGCCGGTTCAAATTCAATTTTTACTGGACTTGTTCTGAGTGAAGATGAAACACGCATTTATACAGCAGACAGTTACACTGGAAATATTTACTACTTTGATTTCACATCCGGACAAAATACGCTTCAGTCTGCCACCGCTGCAGCACCTGAAAGCACAATAACCAGCCTCGCAGTATTGACACCAACCGATATTCTGTATACCCAGACCAAGTCGGCTTTTCCAGGAGTATATCTCTACAATATAGTTAAAAATACAAGTATACTCATTGCTGGAGGAGGTAGTAACACTGTATCAAGTTTTGCCCAGGACTACAAATTTATAAATCCCAACCAAATTGCAGTGGATCCACAGGGAGCCCTGTATATTACAAGCCTAAATTCGTTTGGCGCTCAGCTCTTCACGAAGGTAGTATTCAATATATTTGTCCGGTCCCCAATCGCAGCTCCCGTTCCATCGCCATTTTTCCCGAATTGTGGTCTCCCAGCTCCAGGATACTGTAAGAAATCGGTAGTGCCGTTCAATCCTACGGAGTACTGGTCATTCGCTTACCCACAAAAAGTTGCGGTAAAACGCCCATCTCCAGGAGATGGACCTGGACAAGTTCGGTATTCATGTATAAATACGGTTACCATCTTGTGTCCTACGATAACACCTGGGCGGGTCAATCCGAACCCGCCGCCGCCGACGCCTACACCAGTCCCCCCAATCTACCCCGTGGAAACACCAACCTCACAATCTACAAAATTGTTTGTGAGCACGGGTGTGTTGTCATCCCTGCGTCTCACTGCCAGTTCAACAAGTATCCGAGACCTTTCCTTTCAAACATCTTCCTTTCCAATGTCGTTTGGGCCGCAGGGATACCTCTATTTCATGACACGGTCTGGAACTCTCAATGTTCTTAACACCTCTGGTGGGACACTATTCCCAACACTTCTCTACCAATACCCCCAGAGAACTACAGTGTCTACGCCTGTCGTTGCTTCCTTTACAGGTCTGGTAGCTTTCATCACTGATTCCAGACGATTGAACGTTATAGACCAGAATGGAAATGTCCGATACAGCAGCAAT